TTGCTTGGTCAGACATACATCGTTCAGAATATGTTTTCTTGTTCTCCGAGTCATTAGGCTTGGGAATTGGCATCTTCGTTTTCTTTATCGTTATATAAATAGTTACAGGGACAGTCAGTCCTATGGCAAGTGCAAGACTTGACCCAATAAGAATTTTCCATCCGTAATTAATTTACCAATTTACGATATGCCATCTCAGCAATAAACGCAGAAAATACTGCGTATAAGATGCTCAAATCAATAAAATAATACACGAGTCCAGACACCCAAAAAGAAGTGCAGAGAACGCAGTTAAATGGCTTAAAATTGAGGTATGCGTCAACGAGCTTACTGTAGGGTTCGAAGATGTACAGAAGGGCAAAGCCAATGCCCATTCCTGATACTGTTGTAATGATTTCAAATAGTGTCATAGTTCTTTACTTATGTTGTCGTCTTTCATATAGCGAAGATACTTAACTACGGTCTCTCCATCTTCTACAATTCTCACCTTGCCAGAAATCTTTTGACCGTACACGTCGGACCACTTAAGAGATGTCATCTTGTTGTACATCGCAGAGAACACCATACTAATGATGAGGTTTGCGGCAGATTCGTTTGGCCTGTAGTAGTGTAGGAACTTCTCGCAGCAACGCATCACAGCCTCATCAACAAGGGACTGAATGAGTTCAGGGTTGTCTGGGGCCTTGAAGGTTGAATTGGCTACCTCGTAGGACCTATCTAAGATAAACCTACCAAGTGCCTCTGAGATGCGTCCAGTCTTAACAGACTTGATTGCCTCTAGTTCAATCTCTTGCTTGTCGTATCTCATCTTCAAGTGAGTTTAGCATAGCAAGAATTTCTGGAAGGTAGTCAGCAAGTTCTGATGGTCGTACCTTCATCTCCTTTGCTACGCCAACAAGCGTAACGGGAATTCTATTTGTAATGCGGTTTCTAATCTTTTCGTATAGCTCAATAAGGAAGTCAGCTTCATCCTTAGTTAAGATTTCGTAATACTCGTCCATTCTTTATCGTTATAGGGGCGTATGATTTTTCCAAATTCAGGGTCAATCTCCTCTATCTCATCCATTATCTTCCACTCTTTTCTATAGGCATCCTTAATCTCCTTTAGACTAGAGTCTTGGCCTATGTTTGAAAACAATACAGCCATATCGTGGAGCATCTCATCGATTTGCTCCTTTACTTTTTGGTCTTGAAAATACAGCGCTTTCATACTTTATATCCTTCGATCTTGATAACTACTTGGTAGATATTTTTTGGTAGACTAGCGTCAAACCTGATACGAACACTAGTAAAGTACTTCGGACTATCGTCTTTAACGTAACCTTCTTCGACAAGACAATCTGATAGAAACTTTGAAACAAGAATACCGTTATCAATATCAAGACGGCTATTGTAGCGAATATCCAAACTGTAACTTTCGCAAGTAAACTTGTCAAAAGGATCAAGCTCTTTTTTAATTTCTCTTTTGTAATCATTTTTATATTTAGATCTAATTGCCCAGTGACCACCAGAGTATATTTTGTTAAGGCTTGGTGGCTTTGGGAGGTTCAACACTATCTCCAAAACTCTAAGATTTTTGCTTCACGAATATGAAGGTATCCAACTACCTTGATAATCTTGCTGCGGTTTGAGAACTCCGTAGTCTTTGGCATCCTACGTTCTTCCCACTGCGGTACAGGCAGCTCTGTTAGTTCAAAGACAAAAATACCAGAGGGCGTAGAGTTAATATACAGTGGAACTGTACGAAACTCCAACGCCCTCGCTAGTAGGTTGTCGTATTTTGCTTTTTCAATCAGAAGCTCATCGTAGTGAGTCTTCCTACACTTGAGTTCTATGTCTGAATTCGTCTCAACCGAATAGCAGTCATAAAAGCTGAACTCATCTTTACAGGTCTCTAAGTCCTGTATATGCGATTCTTTTAGGTAGTTAAAAAGCTCTCGCTCATTTCGGATTAGCATCATTTAAGGCTATCTTCAGTAGAATGAGGTAGCCAATCAAGTCAACCACAGTGTCTTCTGTATTATCATTAAGCCCCCGGTTTTTGATACGCATAAGCTTATCATCAATCCTCGCGGTCAGAGAAACGATAGGGTCTGCATTTCCAAAAATAGCAACAGGCTTAAGGGCAGAGTCGCCATATGCAGCATTTTTAGAAATCAATAAATCACGAACGAAGTCAGCGACTTCACGAATTTTATCTTCAGAACTTTTCATTTTCATCGAACAAAGATACTTCAAATTTGTATATCTTTTTTACACCATTTGCTTCAACTACCAAACGACCATTTACAGGATTAAAGAATACATATCTCTCTGAGTGTCCACGATAGTCTGACACATCAAACAAATACTCTTTACCATTGATAGATAGGTTAGTGTTTGGCAATACCTCGCACGATGTTATCTGCTCTACGTTCAGAGAAAAGAACATACATATAGCGTTCCCCCAGGAAACACGATACTCATTAACTAAGCTGTGGCTGGGCGTATAGTTTTGTTCCATCGAATTGGTTTACTTCGTAGTAGCGATTCATAACACGGTCAAAGTACATATACACAGACCCTAACTTTCCAACAGCCTTTGGCTTAGCCTTCACAACTGTAATCTTAACCTGATTAGGTTCGTATGGTACACCGTTGGTATCGCAAAGTCCGTAGGGACAGCGCCAAATGTTCACCACCATCATACCCTTTCGGCTCCACTGCATACCACCTGCGATGTCGTTCATAGTTGGAACATCAACGTATGGGATGCCATCTTTGTACTTCACCTGTTGGTGCTTGGTGTGGACTGTAACGATTGTGTGATAGTCACGCTCTGCTGAGTGCTTACGGATGCGAGTGAGGATTGTGCCGATAGCGATGTCATCACGAACACCTGAAGACACATCTGTCTTAATCTCTGTAAATGGATCAAGTGAACATCCATCAATCTTGATGTCGTATCGTTCTTCGATGTCTGCAACAGCAGTGTAGAAGCCTTCGATTGTCAGGTCTTGCAGTCCGGAGTCAATAATGTAGAAGTGCTTGGACACAAAGTCAATGGCACGTTGCGCCTCCTCATCTGATGCGGTGACCATATCGTTGATTAGGAATGGCTTACGCAAGTAGACCCAAGCAAGTTCTGCAAACACCTCAACAGGGCTACCTGTCTCTGGCGAATATACAGCCCACTTCCAATCGGAATACTCTGCAAGGTTCATCATAATCTCAAAGGCGAACTGAGACTTTCCTTGGTGTGCACCGGCATAGACGTATGTGGTGCTACCACGCTTTACTGAGTATTTGTCAAACAGCGAATGGAATCCAACCCAGTCACCCTTCTTCATACCGTCTGTACGCAGTTCAAACAGTTGGTCTTTTAACTTGTCTGCATCAAAAATAAATTCCCTCATCTCTCTTTTTAGTTTTTAAATTCTTGTTCGTAGTCTTCCTTCTTGTGTGCAAATGATTGCGATATAGGCTTCCTCTCGAAGCACTGCTTAACATAGAAGTCCTTAATCTTTTTACCAGTGAGGCCGTTTTGCACCATCATTTGGTATATGATTTCAGGATTTCTATTTATGTCTTCGATGCTTTCGGCACGAGAGATAAACTCATATGGGCGCTCTTCAGTGCCCTTGTAGTGGTTTACGTAGGACTTACCTGTAGTAACTCTCCACGTCAGCTGAACCTTGTACAGGTATATAGTTTGGAATTGGCTTTCCATCTTGCATTTCTTTATCTATTTGTAATAGGCGATTGTAACACTCCGAGATAAATGTTTCGTGGTATGACATAGCCTTGAGCAGAACATTCCTTTCTTTTTCAAGATTAAAATACGGATCAATCTTAGCCATAATACGGATCACATATCTGATTTGATAAACACTCCGTTCTGCATCTTACCCTTGCGGCCTTTGATTTCATCGTAAGCACATTGTAGGCACTCTGTTGCGGAAAGACCACTCTGTTGTGCAAGGATAATCAAAGTTACGATAGAATCACCAATGCCATCTTTCAGGGCATCCTGTTTTCCACGAGCAAGTGCAGCCATAGTCTCACCCACTTCCTCCATAACTTTAAGAGCCTGACGGCTTGCGTACTGCGGATTGTCGAGACCTTTGGCGATTGCCCATTGCTCTACGTTGCGGACGAGTTCGTCCATTGTCATTTGATTGTTCATTGTTAGG